TTTTTGATGAAGACATTATAATTTCAGCAAATAGTGTGGTAAATGCCAGTATTATTGGGCTACAAGGAAAAACAATATTTGAAGAAATCGCCAGCAACGGATCTAGAAATCAAACAATTCAATCTAGAAAACAATCAGTCATATATGATTCTATGCAAGTTTTTGTAGATGGAGTTATGTGGAATAAAGTTGATTATTTCACTGAGTCTCAACCATTTAGAGAATACAGAGTTGAATTTGATTCAAATTTTTCAGCATATTTCATTTTTGGAAATGGAGTTGCTGGTATGGTTCCATCCAAAGGATCTAATATCAGCATCTATTATAGGACTGGCGGTGGAACTATTGGAAATCTTGTAACAAACGCAACACAAAGTTCTGTATTGGTTAATGTTCCCGGATTAAATTATCCAATAGGTGTATTTTTGAACAATTACACAAAAGCACAATATGGATATGATGGAGATACGATTGAAGACATTCGAAGAAAATTGCCAATGTATCTTCGAACTCAAGACAGAGCAGTTACAGGTTTAGATTATAAAACTCTTGCCGACTTATATGTATCACCATATAATGGTCAGATTGGAAAATCTATTGCTGTTTTAAGAAATCATGGATGTGCAGCAAATATTATAGATCTTTATATTCTTTCAAGAAAAGATAAAAACACTTTAGAAGTTGCTAGTGATCAACTAAAAACAGAATTGATGTCTTACATAGAATCAAAAAAAATGATCACAGATTATGTTTGTATAAAAGACGGAGTAGTTGTTAATGTTGATGTAAATATTTCAATCACAATGGATAAATTATATCGAAAATTTGAAGATGAGCTTAGAGTTAAAATTTCAAATAGAATAGATGCATTTTTCAGTATTAATCGTTGGGAGTATGGCAAAACATTAAAAGAAAATGATCTAATAAAAGAATTTTCTGATTTAAAGGAAATTAAATCAGTTGATATTACATTTAATACAGATGATATAACTTTAGGGGCTACAAATATTGTTACAACTAAATTTTATGAAATAATTAGATCTGACATTATTGAATTAGGATTCGTTTACGAATAATTACAATGGCACAAAAAAAAATATCTGAGAATCCAAAAATAACTGATGAAATCATTTTTGAGTTAGAAACTCCAGATGATGATGGCTGTTTATTGTCCGATCCTTATAGGGTTGACAAAATAGTAATATATTTTATAGAAAGAAGTTTTATTGATCCAACCGTCAATGAATATACTCAAGAAATTTATGATAAAGAAAAACTACAAACAACATTAGAATCTGAGAAATTAGCTTGTGATTATCCAACTGAAGAAAACATATTTAAAGCCAGAAAGAATAGAGTCAATCTCGAATCAAGTATTACGCAACAAAAATTTTATTACAAAGATGCAACACCAGTATTCACTCTTGGCAATCCAGAATTTCCAGCTTGGCTATCTACAGACCAAGATAATGCATTAATTACAAAAGTGTCTACAGACGCAAATGGAAATACTTTATATGGTAATTTTCAATATATTTGGGATGCTCAAGGATATCGTGAAGGCGATTATTTCATTTGTTTTACTTGGACTTCTGTAATTGCCGGAACAACAAAATCAAGTCATCAGAAATTTAATTTATTAGGCGATACAAGAGCCACAGCAGTTCCATCGCATTTTACTGTTCCAGAAAAATATGCGACTTTATTTGAAAGATATACTCCAGAAATATTCAAAATAAGATTTAGTGAATTTGATAGAACTCCAGATGTTATAAACAAATTGAATTTAGCTACTGCCGATGGATTTACCATTATTGAAGATTATGCGAATCAAATTATTGATTTATTTGATGCAAATGTAGTGAATGAAAAATTATTGCCATTTCTATCAAATCTTTTCAGCTTGAAGCTTAAATCAAATGATCCTTATTTGTGGAGAAGACAAATAAAGAGAGCGATGCCAATCTTCAAGAAGAAAGGAACCATAAGTGGTCTAATAGAATCCTTGGATCAATCTGGAATTAAATTTATAAAGTATACAAGATTGTGGCAAGTAATTAGCGATTATACTTGGCAAGAAGTGTTTACTTATGACGGAAATTTAAATACTTTTGTATTAGAAAAAACAGCATTGTCATTAGATTTAAATAATTTTGAATTATATATTCGTTATTCTGATAGTGACACATGGGATTTGTTAACATCAGATTATATTGAATTTGGAAATATAGATGGTATTTCAACTATAGAATGGATTGGTGATACTCTTTCGGTAAATCCAATAACATTAGAAGAAGGCGATTCGATCAGATTAGTATATAAATATAATGAGATCAATAGTCCTTCCGAACAATCGATAGAAGATTATGTAAGAACTTTATCGCTTTCTGACACCAGAGATGAAAGAGATCAAGAGTACCCATTAAAAAATTGGAATGTAAGATTGATTGAAGAAACAGATCCTTTGTTTGATGTTATTATTCCGACAAAAAATCCATTCCATGACAATGTTATATTCGGGAAAGTAAAAACAGAATTTCCATTTTCAGAAAACATTTATAACATGGATGAATACAATGGATCGATTAGAAATTCAAATGATCCATGCGATATTGACAAGAATTTCATCGATCCGTGCTTTAGTAGTTTGAGCAGCAAATATAACATAGATTTAGAAATCAAAAATTTAAGTGATGATAGGATTGTTGAGGCTTATGAAGTTCTCAGTGAATCTTTACCTTTTCATGCAATTTTACATGTAATGAATATTTATGGAGGTTTTGAAGAAGTCATAATGCCACCAATTGAAGAAATTGAGGCTCTTATGACTTACAAGCAAAGCAACTTTATCATTTCTGGAAATGCACAAATGTGGTTTAATAGGGGCATGAAAAACGGTCTTACTACATCTGCCGTATTGAGAAATGCACTAGCTAGTTCTACTATTGTAAATTCTGGATCTGGTATTGCCTATAACGATAGTGTAGTTTTATTTTCTGGTGAAGTTAATTTTAAACAAATTGGCGTAGTTTTAAATGGAACAGGAATTTTAAAGGTTTTGGGTGGTACTTTAGCTGGTGAGTATACAATTCAAAATCCTGTTGCAAATACAATTGAAGTAAATACAGTATCAGAACCATTGGATGAAACCAATTCCGTATTTGCTGGTTCTTTATTAGGACTTGATTCAAGAGCATTTTCATTTAGGATTTCAAATCCAATTGACTCAACAAGTAGTATAAACATATATCAAGATAATATCTTTTCTTTTTCAGATAGCAGTAAAGATTTTGCTGAATTTAAATCTCTTTGGGATGTTACTGAAGGATATTCGTCTGGTTCGTGGAAAATTAAAATTATTGCATATTCAGCAACAGCTTATGATATCTTAAACATTCTGCCTAATAAAATATTATTATTACAAGATGATGGAACACTTCCGCCAACATCTGTAAGTTCTGTTTCTTATGAGGCATACGATAAAGATGACAATTTATTATTCACATCTACAAGTGGCAGCATTATAGTTACTGCAAGAGGAAGAACTGAAGTTTTAAATTCTGATTTTCATGATGTTCGAAATATTTACAGTGTTGGGTTTTATCAAAAGATTTCTGGTGTTGAATATAGGATTAGTGGTTTTGTTGATGGAACTGTCGATCAATTTTACATTGAAAATTATACAAATGGCGATGTTATTGGAACAAGTCTTGAAATATTCCAAAGATTAGTTGACAATAAGATTGGCTATATGAGTCATAAAGGTTTTAAAATTCAAATAGTTGGCGATTTAGAATCTTCGCTTGGTATTGTTAATGGAGCCAATAATTTGATATCAACTCCATTGGAGAATGATTATTTCAAAGAGAATTATTTGATTGAAATTGATGGAGATTTATATTTTATACAAGAAATTGATGGCAACAATCCATCGGGAAATACTACAATAACTCTCGAAGGTTCAGACAGGTATTGGAAGACTTTCTCTTCTGGTGGTACTTCAGAAAGTTACACCATTTATAGATACACCAAAACACAAAATGTAACTATAGCAGGACAACAGTTTGATTTGCCAGAAGTTACATTTAACAGAATTGATAGGCGAGGCAGTGAAATGACAGGAAATTCAGAAAACATCAATCCAATAATGTCTATTGCATCAAAAGATCAACCAGAAGATCAACCAAAAGATAATTTTGTTGAATCTTTGAAGCAAAATGAAAAGATTGAATTTATAATAGATTACCAAGATGGAAATACGAAGAAAGGCGAATTATGACAAATCAACATGAAGCAATGACCGTAGTTGGCGTGGTAGAAAGAATCATCGAATATAAAGATGGTAGCAAAGAAGTATCCGAAATAAAAAATACTATTTTGCGTAAGGGCAGAGAAGCCTTAGCCAAAAGTCTAGCCAATAGTATCGGAAGCACTTATGATTATTTCATAAATCGTATGCTTTTTGGTGATGGAGGAACCAGTGGCGGAACTCTTAAGTATGTTGATACTCAAAGAACTGGTTTATTTGGTATTACCAGAGCGAGCAAGCCAGTCATTAGTCAAATTGATCCAAATATTCCAAGTCAAGTTGTTTTCACATCTGTGTTAACATTTGATGATGCTAATGGATACGCTCTCAATGAAATGGCACTTCAAATGTCAAATGGCGATTTATATAGCATGGTAACATTTGCAGATTTAAATAAAACCTCCTCCATGCAAATAACTTTCAATTGGCGTTTATCATTTGTATAAAGATTGGTTAAAATATGGCAAGAAATATTGTAATTTTGGATATAAAATGTCAAGATCTTAAAAAAGATGTAAAGATGTTAGTATTAGACAATGAAGTTTTTGATTGGGGTCTTGACAAAGAGTCCATCAATCGTGCAAAAAAAATGATTGATCAAAAACCAGATATGAAAGAATCAATCATCATGTCTATAATAAATCATTTTTTAGAATGTTTTTCTGATTTTTGTGGCAGAAACATAACTCTCGAAGAATTTCTTTTAATTATTGAAAAAGGAAGTATTTAAATGACTTCTCCACTAACATTCCATGAAATGGATGATCGATTCTACATCAAAGAGTCAACTATTTCTGGTGCTGGAAAAGGTTTATTTGCCAGAACAAAAATACTTGAAAATGATAGATTGATGATTAAAGGAATTCTTGTTGAAAAGGATAGTCCTGCAGATTTATGCACGACATTTTCAAATTCTTATAAATTTGCAGCAAGTTTGATATCGTTACCCAATGGAGAAGTTGATTGTGGTAATTTTTTTATTATACCACTTGGATATTCTGGAATTGTGAATCATATAGCGGATGAATCAAAGCGTAATGTTCAAATAACTTATCTTGGAAATTATGAAGTTGCTTATGAATTTTTAAAAGATGTTCATAAAGACGAAGAGATATTGGGAAACTATGGAGATGAGTGGCAAAAAATTCTCGCTTGGTCTGATTTGCAAAAATCAAAAAATAAAACAGATATTAAATTGTGGAAGAAATTTTTAGATTTAAATTTATATGATCTTGGTGGTTTAAAATGAATTATTGGTTGGATAAAAAAAAGCAAGAAGAAGAAAAATATAAAAAAACAACAGTAAATATTACATTGTAAATTCTTTCCCAAAACAATGGAAAATTGTCGGTAAGAAAAACAATAAAAAAAGTCATATATAAGAACAAAGGATAAACATGGTTGATCTATCAAGACTCCCAACACCAGAATACTCTGCTCAGAACCCATATCATTATACATATGATAACATTCCAATTAAACAATTGGCAGAAAGAGATGTTCTTATAAACAATGAATTGGAAAATGTTTCGAATATTATTCGTAGTGGTGCTGGAACTCAAGGAAATATAGCAAATAGAATAGATCAATCAATTGATGAAAATGGAGATTTAAGACCATCTGCGGTTGATGAGTCTCTTCACAATATAGCAGAACATACAGATGGATCAAAATCAGAAGATTTTGGAACATTGAGTTATATCAACACAACGCTTGGATTTTCGAGTGTTGTAAATCCAGTTTCTTATGTCAGAATGTTAGATGTAGAAAGATCTAAGTTGAATTTAATCGCTGAAGAGGCGACAGATATTGATTTTCAAGTAGTAACTCCTAGCAGTACCATAACAATTCCAGAAGGAACTATATCTTTTGAAGCATCTGACAATATTTATTGGGAAATAACTGGTCCTTCTGGACCTACCATGCCATATGTATTGAAGCCAATATTAGGCATTGGAACAACTTATTTTCACAATCATTATTATAATGTTGAGCCAATAACATCAAATTATATTGATTATACAGTAACTGCAATAAGCACTCCGTACATTGAAGGAAGCTTAAGAGTGTACATCAATGGAATTAGTATAAATGATAGTGCTTCAGTTTATGTTCCTACTAGTGATCCAACCGATCCTTGGGTTCAAAATAAATTTACTCCAGATTATGCTAATGGATCTTTTGCTCTTGATATTGCACTAACAAGTAATGATATAATAAGAATAGATTTTGACATTTCACTTTCATGAGAATTTCAAATGAATGAGCCAAAAGATTTGAATTATGGATTCATTATTATTGTTCCAGAAAACAACCCAAAACTAGTTGAGATAACAGTATCTTCAATTAAGAGCAAATTCAATAAAAGCCCATTTATTTGCGTTGTTACTAGCAATATATCTTCAGAAAATGAAAAAGAAATTTCACAATTTTGCCCAACATATAAAGCTGGAAATAGTTATTCTTCATTAATCAATGAGGGAATAAAAAATTCTCCATCAGAATGGAATCTGATAATTATATCTGGTACATCTATAAGAAATAGAATTTTCAGAAAATATTCTTGTTTTATTGAAAGCGAAAAAGACATTCTATTTCCAATTGTTGATAGAAAGCTAAATTTCATTGATGGAACAGTTAATGGAATATTAATACATAGAAATGCACATCAAAATCTTGGTGATATCCCTCAAATGAGTACGCTCCAAGAATGCAAATCTCTTTGGGCTGAAAAAGCTTTAAGGCATGGATATAAATTTAAAGCAGTGGTTGGTGCTGGCTTAGTTTAAGAGCATCTTTGCTTTAAAAGATACCAAGTATCATCGTATTCTATACCTTTATCGACACGATCTAGATATACATATAGATCATTCCATGATCCAAACATATGATTTAATGGAAATAAGCCAAAATACCATACTGGCAAGTTTTCAATTCCTGTTGGGCATACAAGTAAAGTTGGCTTCATGGCTCTCCAGCTTTCTGTAATTTCGTGATGTGTTCCTGTGGTTGGAATTTTATATGGCAAACAAGCTATGAGAATATCAGATTTATAGACCATTCCTAAATCTTTTCTGACAAATTCTTCTGCAATTTCTTTCATTCTTTGAAAATTTTTTGTTTCTTTGGCTAAAGAGATTTCTGGCAACCACTGTTGTTTTGGGTCTGTAAATGGGTCAAAAATCTTTAATCCAAAATTATTTTCAAGTATATTAATTGGTTCCGTTCTCCAATTAAGATCATTAAATTCGATTGGTCCACTCAAATAAACTGAAGATCCCGCCAGCATGTTTCGCTCCTATTTAAGAAAAAATCCATTTTAATTTATTTTAAAAAGAAATCAATGGAGATTTGAAACTCTAATATATTAAGGAGAAAATCATGGAAAACACGAACATTTTGAAGCAAATGAATGAGATTTTAAATTACGAAATGGCTGAGAGGCATAGTTATTTCCAAATGAAATATTTCATTGTAAATAAAGAACCTACCACACAATCTAAAATGTGGCAATGTTTAAGAGAAATAAAAAGTCGATATGAATCTCTACAAGCATTAGATTTAGAGATAGATGAAAGCAAGGACAACCTAGAATTGATTGATATTAACATAAATAAGATGATAGCCATATATGATAAAAAAGTATCAATGGGAAAGCCTTCTGATTCTTTAAAAATATCTGAAATCAAGCTAAGAAAAGCAAAAAGACAGAGAGTTATGGCTGATAAGAATATTGAAACTCTTGTTAAAAAGAAAAAGAACCTAGAGGAAGAGGCTAATTTCTTTGTGCTTTCATTTAGAAATTTGGAAGTGGTTGAGCCTTTAAAGGATTATGACGATTTGGAATCTCAAAAACAATATTGGGGAGAAAAGCTATTGCAAAAAATAAATTTAAAAATGTTGTTGCAGTCGCAGGTAGATACAGAGCTAATTGAAACTGTTTTGGCTCTTCCAGATGACATTCCAATTAAGGGTCAAACAGTGAAAAATCTTGATAGTATGCACAAGAAAATGATTCAAATGAAAAATCAAGCAGAACAGGCGATAAGCCAAAAGCAGGAATTAAATGGCAATTAGAATTTCAAGTTTAGATGCTGGTTATACCATTGGTGGTTTATCTACATTCCCCAGTGGTATTGACAATAGCCAATCTTTATATGAAGCAAGAAATAATGCAGAAACAACTCTGCGTCAATCACTTTCTTTTAATGGTAAATATATAATTGTAAATGACAATTCTATGTTTCCAAGTAAAGGTCTACTTCGCATAGGTCCTCCTTCCGGCAAAGCTGGAAATTATGAATTGATATATTATGCAGCAAAAACAAACAATGTTTTTAGCGATCTAGTTCGTGGGTTTGCAGGATCAAGACAATCTACTTGGTCAACTGGAAGTCATGTTTTACATTCTGTGATGGCAGAACATCATAATGCTTTAAGAGATGCAATTTATAATATGGAAGTTGATTTGGGTACTAGTAGTGATCCGACATCAGAATCTCTTAATGGAATATTAAAAAGACAAGAAAATATATTCTTAGCTCCAAAGCCTATATTTAGGGCGCATAAGATCATTGGAGTTCCGCCATTAACTATTAGATTTCAAAATTTTAGTACTGGTCCAATCATTCGTTATTTGTGGGATTTTGGTGATGGAACAACATCCGTAGAAAAAAACCCAATACATACATATCAAAATGAAGGAATTTATAGTGTTCAATTGAATGTGGTTTCTGTCCTTGGAGGACAAGGAATTGCAACAAAAAGTAATTACATAACAGTTAGTAAGCAAGAAATTACAACATTTTTTTATGTAACACCAACAGTTGGTATATCTAAAGAAACAGCATTAAAGCTTTCACTAACTCCAACTATCTTTAAATTTGTTGATCAAACAGATGGCGATATAAGTCAAAGATACTGGATATTTGGTGGAAATGGCACCATTAATGGAATACCAGTTACAAATCAAAGCTATCAAGAAAATAATTCCAACATTCATGAGGTTCAATTTGTGTACGATAAACCAAATTCATATATTCCCGGTTTAATGTTGGTGTTGGAAAACTCAAATAGCAAAAAAGCATTCCTTTCTGAAAACATCGTGGTGAGCTAATGACAATACCTTCAGTATCTAATTTTCCAACAAGCATAGACACAGATGATAATCTATTTTTAGTTCATGATAGTTTGCGTGTAAAACTTTCACAAGACTATAATCCCGGCGACAACTCCATTACAGTTTATGGTGACACTACAATCATAGGAAGATTTCCAGATACTGGAATTATCACATTGACGGAGCAATGTAGTGACGCAGAATTTAGATCATTGTCTTTTTACTATGGAAGCAGAACTCAAATTTCTTTTGATGAGCTTGAGTTGTTGCCCGGATTTATTGATACTGCAAAACCAAAAGATATAACAAATATCACTCAAAATGTAATGGCTCAACATCACAATGCAATTAAAAATGCATTAATTGCAATTCAAGAAACGGCTGGTAAAAAAGATGAAATTGCAGATTTTCCATTAACTGGAACCATGGAAGAAAGAATCAATTATCTTAGAAGTATAGCATTGATTCCAAAGGCTTGGTTTACATCGAATAAATCGATAGGTTTAATTCCTTTTACAGTACAATTCAAAGATTTAAGTTTTAGATTAGGCACAGATGGAACATCAGGATCAATTAGTTATATTTGGGATTTTGGAGACAACACTTCATCTATTATCAGTTCAATAAGTTCGACTGAGGGTCCTATTTCTCAAGATAATGTTTTAGTTGAAGACTTAGATGGTGGAACAATTACCAAAGTTTATACTAGACCGGGAATTTATGATGTTTCATTGACAGTAACGAATGATTTTGGAACAGATACAGTTGTATTCCCACAATTTGTTAATGCGAGAGTTTCAGCACCAGAAAAAGCAGTTATAAATTTCAATGTTCGAACTGGTCAATCACAAATTGTAAATGGAATTCCAAGTGGTGGTCCATACACAACAACTCCAGTATTAAGAACTCCAGTAAATGTATTTGTTGATGCAGATATTCCTATTGGCATCAATCCAAATACTGGAAAAACTTATTCTGGAGAAGAAGTTTCTGGTTTAGACCCAATTGATCCAGTAACAACATATACTTGGTATTTGGCTGATGATCTTGTTCATAACAATTCATCTAATGTCCGTGGGTCTTATAGTGTTGGTGGAATTTACAACTTACATTTAAGATGCGATACTGCTTATGGTGCATATAGAATTACAACCTATGATAATGCTATTGATGTTGTTGAAAAATATAATTTATGGCTATGGAATTATTATTCAGCAAATCAAATTAAAAGTTCTGAATTTGGATTGATAAGTGAAACATTTAAAACTGGATTTAGTACTGCAGTATCAATATCAAGAAATAAAACATTTCTTGATGGTGCAACAAATGAAGCTCAACAAAAAAAAGAATTTGAAAGAAATGTTGGATTTTCACCAAGAGGAACAACACCTTCTGGGAATGGTGGCGTAGGACTTCTTTATTATGCAAGTGGCAGAAATGCTGTAGATTCTCCAATTCTCGAATCAATTAATTTTCATGAGTTCAATGGCTTTACACAAACTTATTTAGTTCAAAGCCCAATTTCCAGACCATGGAATTGGGTTGAATTGCACAGTGCAAATAGCATTTATTTTATCTTAGGAAATATTACAACACCGCAAATTTCTGGAACTAGTCTTACAAATCAAGTTAAAGATAAATTAAATTTAAATGATCTTTCCACTATTACTGAAAATTTAACTACTTCGAATTATAAAAGTGGCGCTCAGGAATTGAAAAATAACGAAGTTTCATTTGACATTAGTGGCAATCCAAATCAAGGTCATATGAGCGTTTACAGATCATGCTGGAAAGATACATCTGGATTCTTTTTGAGAAATCAAGGTGTTGGAACATTTTTCAGAATTAAAAGTTTTTATAAGACCTCTGGATCAACATCAGAATATTTTCAAGATATCAAAAAATTAACTGATATGTCTGGAACGGCAAAACTTGAAGGACAATTAGTTCCATTGAGTCAAGGAGTTTACTTTTTCAATAACACCGGAGCTATATCTGCATATAACCAAAATACAAATGTTTGGGAAACAGGTGGAACTGGTGTTAATTCTGCATCATTTAGATATCTTCAAGATAATACAATTGTCGGATTCGATGGACAGGATCAAACGCTCGTTGCTACTTCTGATTCTAATAAAATTGCCTATTTGAGTTTTGATTATAGTGCAAAAGCATTTATCAAATTCAATGAAACAACGCTAACTTTTAGCAATGTTTCTTATAGACCAATAGGAACACAATTTAACATGTCTATTTTCTAACTATAAACGCTAAATAAAGAGAAGATGTCTAATAATTTCCCCCCAATTCCTGTATATCCAAAAAATTACGATACTGATCGTACTTTGTATTTGGTTTATAACACCAGTGAAACCGTAACAACCTCAGATAATCATCCTTGGGAAGCAAACATCGAGATTTATCCTGTTAATGCAGATGAAAATGAAATTTGGGCGAACAATGGATATGCAAATATAAGTGGAGAGCTTTTTTATTATGGCGGTGTATTAAAAAACAATAATGGTAAAGTTTATAAATTAACTAATTGCACGAGAAATTTAGGTGGAACAAAAACTAAATATAATTATGCTGGATCGGAAATAAGAGGATTTGTAGTATCAGAACACCACAATCAACTTGCTGATGCAATTATAAAGACTCAAAATTTTATTGGTTTTAATTTTACAACAGATCAAACAACATTGGATTGGAGAATTAGAAATTTATCTGAACTCGAAGTGATTTTTGACGACTTCACATGTCCAGATGTAACTTTCTTTTTTGCAATCACATCAATTAGTCCAGTAACTGGAACAATAGCAACATATAATGTTGAAATTACTGGTTCATATAAAAGTTTCAGACTCGACTTCGGTGATGGTAAATTTACAAGTACTAATTTATCTGGCACACATGTTTATGCAGCAAATACCACAATAGATCCTGTGATTCAAGTGAATACAGACCAATGTACTGTTGTGCAAAGTCCTTCAGAAAGAGAGATAGCCAAGCAGCCTAATATACAAACTCCAAATCAACCTTTAGAGTTTTTAATTCCAAATATTCCAGATATACCACAACTTATAATACCTACAATTAATTTGCCTACAATTAATGTTCAGCCACCACCAATTGTATTTCCTTGTTTAGACATTGGACCATTAGGTCCAATTAATATTCCATCAATTATTGTTGTAGATCCTCCAATTCCAACGATAATTACTTTCGGTCCTTTACCTAATTTTTGTAGTACGATTAATTTTGGTCCACTTAAGTTACCAACGATTATAGATTTTGGACCTCTTCCAACATTTCCTTCAATTGTAATTAGTAGTTTTCCAACATTCCCAACTATGATTGAATTTGGTCCATTTCCAGTATGCAGCATCATAAACTTTGGTCCAATTATATGCCCAACACTTATTTCATTTGGTCCTTTAAATATACCAACAATTATTAGTTTTGGTCCATTAACATTCCCAACGATAATTACCTTTGGTCCAATTAATATCCCAACGATAATTACCTTTGGTCCACTACCAACATTGCCAACAATTATAAACTTTGGTCCATTGCCTAATTTTTGTAGCATAATCCAGTTTGGACCATTGAAACTACCAACGATAATTACTTTTGGTCCACTGCCAACATTCCCAACGATAATTACTTTTGGACCTATGCCAACATTCCCAACGATAATTAGTTTTGGTCCATTCCCTGTTTGTAGTCTTATAAATTTTGGTCCATTAACTTGCCCAACACTTATTTCATTTGGTCCTTTAACCATACCAACGATAATTAGTTTTGGTCCATTACCAACATTACCAACGATCATAAACTTTGGTCCATTGCCTAATTTTTGTAGCATAATTCAGTTTGGACCATCAAGCTTACCATCAATAATTGATTTTGGACCATCAAGCTTGCCAACACAAATTGTTTTTGGACCATCAAGCTTACCAACGATTATAAATTTTGGACCATTCCCTGTTTGTAGCATTATAAATTTTGGTCCAATCATATGCCCAACACTGATTGTTTTTGGTCCATCAAATTTACCATCAATAATTGATTTTGGACCATCAAATCTACCAACACAAATTGTTTTTGGTCCATCAAACATACCAACACAAATTGTTTTTGGTCCATTGACTGGTTTGTGTACTGTAATTCAATTTGGTCCATCAAGCTTACCATCAATAATTGATTTTGGACCATCAAGCTTGCCAACACAAATTGTTTTTGGTCCATCAAATATACCAACACAAATTGTTTTTGGTCCATCAAGCTTACCAACGATTATAAATTTTGGACCATTTCCTGTTTGTAGTCTTATAAACTTTGGTCCATTGAATTGCCCAACACTGATTGTTTTTGGTCCATCAAATTTACCATCAATAATTGATTTTGGACCATCAAGTTTGCCAACACAAATTGTTTTTGGACCATCAAGTTTGCCAACACAAATTGTTTTTGGTCCATCAAACATACCAACACAAATTGTTTTTGGTCCATTGACTGGTTTGTGTACTGTAATTCAATTTGGTCCATCAAGCTTACCATCAATAATTGATTTTGGACCATCAAGCTTGCCAACACAAATTGTTTTTGGTCCATCAAATATACCAACACAAATTGTTTTTGGTCCATCAAATATACCAACACAAATTGTTTTTGGTCCATCAAATTTACCAACACTTATAAATTTTGGTCCATCAAATTTACCAACACTTATAAATTTTGGTCCATCAAGCTTACCAACACTTATAAATTTTGGTCCATCAAATTTACCAACACTTATAAATTTTGGTCCATCAAGCTTACCAACACTTATAAACTTTGGTCCAACAAATTTGCCTTCACTTATAAACTTTGGTCCAACAAGTTTGCCGACAGTTATAAATATAAGTTTTGGTCCTAATCCAACATTTCCAAATATAAATTTTGGTCCACCACCAACTGTAAGTGTTGATTGGGGTACTCCACCAACCGTAAGTTGCACGATAAGTATT